GACAATCTGAAAAAGAAAGTCATAGCTACAGCAGCACGGAAAGCCTCAGTCCCATTAATAGCATCTGCTAAGTCCAAGGTATCAGTAAGCAATAGGCCTCACCACAGATATTCAGAAGGGAAGATTGTAGCGACTTACTATCCGGGCAACCTTAAAAAGTCTATAGCTTTTTTCAAATCAAAAAAATCAACTCCGAATGATTTGATTTTCATGGTAGCGCCCAGGACCGGGGGAGGAAGAAAAAATGACGGTTGGTATGGAAGGTTTTTGGAATACGGAACCAAGAATATGGCAGCTCAGCCTTTTATGGGGCCGGCTTTTGAATCGACAAAATCAACTATGGATTCTATAATGAGCAATGAAATATTAACAGCGGTTGACAAATTCAATAGATGATTTTAGGCAATGCGATATATAATATTTTAAAAGATGATTCAGGGGTTTCTGCTTTAGTGGGAACAAATATTTACCCGGTAATAATACCCCAAGGAATTGGAGATTCTATAAAGTATCACATAATATCAGATCAGCCGCACGACACAAAAACAGGGGTGTCTGATTTTGATAAGTACAGAGTAAGAATAAGTAGCTACTCTAAAAGAAGCGATACGGTAGATAGTATTGATGAGGCTGTCAGGGAGGCCTTAGACAGGTTTAACGGAACAGTACAGAGCGTAAATGTTGACAGTATTCAATACCTGACAACAGAAGACGGGTTTGATGAAGACTCACAATATTTTGAGAAAATAAGTGACTATTACATAATAATAAAAACATAACAGATGGCAACTACAGGTAAAGTAAATGGAACAAAGATTGGGGTGTATAGTGGAGGTACTTTAATAGCTCATGCCACATCTCACACATTAAACTTAGAGGCAAACATGATTGATGTCTCTAACAAAGACAGCGCAGGATGGGCCGAGTCAATCGTAGGTCAGAAATCATGGTCTATTGATATTGAATCGTTATTCACATTTGACGCAGCATATGGTTTTGAGGAGTTATATGACGCATGGACAGCCAGAACTTCCCTAAGTGTTAAATTCTCAACTGAAGTATCAGGAGATATTTATTTCTCAGGAACTGTTTTCGTTAGCTCAATTCCAGTTGAGGCTCCTTTAGAGGACGCAACTACTTATTCAGTTAGTTTAACAGGAACAGGTGCATTAACTAAAGCGACAGTGGCATAATGGAATACATTAAAATTAAAAACAAAGACTACCCAATAATTTTCAATATTCTGGCTTTTAGAAAGTTTAGCCAGGAGAAAGGAGTTAACGACCTCAACAAGATTGACGAAATCTTTAAAGGTTTCTCCGGGAATATGGGTTTCGATCAGATGGATGATTTTGTAAAACTTACCATGCACGGGATAAAAGAAGGGTGTAGGCAAGACGCAAAAGAATTTGATTTAACTCATGATGATGTTTTTGTTTTTCTTTTTGATGATATAAAAAACCAATCGAACCTAAAATTGATTAGTGATATTCTTGGTCGATTCACTAAAACAGCAGGAGGAGATGGCCCGGGGGAGGATACTCCCCAGGCTTAACCACCTGGGATGATTTAGAGGCAACCGCTTTTAAACTGGGAATTTCGATTAAGGAGTTCTACCTGTTAACGTGGAGAGAGTTTCATAATTACTTAAGAGGTTTTTGGGAAACAGAGAATTTCAGACAACAGCAGGAATGGGAGCGGGTAAGGTGGCAAACATTTTACCTTGCTAGGGTTAGTGGAAATTTTGCCAAAGGCAAAGCTCCTAAAAAACCTGAAGATATACTTCCCTTTAGTTGGGATAAGAGCAATAAAAAAGTTTACACCAAAGAAGAAATAGAGCGTAACGCAGAAGAAGTTAAGAGGCTGTTTGGAGAGAAGTTGTAAATGGGTATACTTGGTAGTTTAGTAATACGAATAGGAGCGGATTTAAAAGATTTCTCAACAGAAATGCAGAATGTTGAGAGGCAGTTAAAGTCTGTAGGCAGGCAGATGGAAAGCATTGGCTCCAAAATGTCCGTTGGTATTACGGCCCCGATACTTGCTCTTGGAACAGCTTCGGTAATGGCTGCGGCTGATATGGAGTCCTTAATGTTGGGACTTGAAGCAACCACAGGAAGCGCAGAGGCGGCAAAAGCAGAGTTTGAAAAACTTCGTGAAGTTGCAAAACTTCCAGGGATAGGACTAGAGGAGGCAGTAAGGGGTTCAATAAATCTTCAGGCAATCGGAGTAAGTGCAGATGATGCCCGGAAAGCAATGATGTCCTTTGGTAATGCAATAGCAACCATAGGAGGCGGAAAAGAAAATTTTGATTTAGCTATCAGGGGATTCTCTCAGCTCACAAACGCTTCAAAACCACTACAACAAGATCTTTATCAAATAGCCAATCAGTTACCGCAGGTTAATAAATTAATGATTGATGCCTTCGGAACAAACAGGGCAGAAGATTTAGCGAAACTAGGATTAAGCGGCAGACAATTAGCGGATTTTTTAGTAACAGAATTAGGCAAACTCCCTACAGTTACAGGGGGAATAAAAGTAGGATTTGAAAACCTTTCAGATTCTATTAAGATCTCAATGGCTAAAATAGGATCTACTATAGCTCAAAACTTAGACTTACAAGGGATATTCGATAAACTTTCAGGATTCTTGACAAGATTAGCAGAAGGATTTGCTAATCTCTCCCCAGGACTTCAGAAATTTATTTTAGTGGTTATAGGAGTGGTAGCAGCATTAGGACCATTGCTTGTTATTTTAGGAGCAGTCGCTTCAGCAGTGGCAGCAATCAGTATTCCAATAGCGCTAGTTGTAGCAGCAGTTGCGACAGCGGTAGGGCTAATAATAGTTTATTGGGATGACCTTGTAAGTTATTTCGAAGGCCCGGGAACCGGAGTATGGGGAGATGTAAAGGATGTTATCATAGCGGCTTATGAAGTGGTGGCCTCTTTTATTGGGATGTTTGTTGATTATTTTTCTAATCTATGGGCAAACTTCGGAGATGAAATAATGACTGTGGCGCAAGGCGTATGGGGATTTATTGTTGAAGTGTTCAGTGCAGCCATGCAGATCTTAAAAAACATCCTGAATATTTTCAAAGGGATTTTCACAGGCGATTGGGGGCTAATATGGAACTCAGTACAGAACATATTAAAGATAGCTGTTAACGGTGTAATCAATATTATAACCGGTTTACTCTCATGGATAGTAGATGCTTTTGCAGATTTCCTTGAGTTTCTTGGAGTAGGTGATGATATAGTAAACAGTGTAAGAGGAGCATCTAAATCAGTAGATGAGTTTGGAGAATCTATGAAGTTTCAGGTGGAAGAGACTAAAAACGCCACCGAGGAGTTAACGAAGTACAACAAGGAAGTTGCCAAGATTAAAAAGCCTGACACCAAATCAACCACTAAGGTGGTAACAGGAGGGGGAGGATTAAGTGAAGCAGAATTAAAAAAGATACATGATAAGGCTGTTAAGGCAGTAGAAGAAAGATATGAAATAGAACGCCAGCTTCAGGAAAATCAATTACTAAAAAAAGAAATTACAGAACAGCAATACGCTGAGAATTTACGAAATATTCGTCTTAGCGAAATAGAGGCTCTTTTAAAAATTGAAAAAGAAGGAAGTTCGGCATTTATAAAACTTCAAAACGAGAAACTTAAAATACTCAATAGTAGCGTTGCCCCTCCGGTAGACTCTTTAAAAATAATTGAAGATTGGTATAATGAGGATGAGGCAATGCTTAACCAATCTTTAATGAATAAGGAAATTTCTCAGGCTGAACATTCAACCAGAATGAAGGAACTAAGGCTTAGAGAAATCAATGAATTATTGGCTCTTGAGAAATTCGGTAGCGATAAATATTTACAACTCCAGACTGAACAAATGAGAATCCAGGAGGAGCTTGCAAATCAGCTTTCTCCTCTTCAGCAGAAGTTTAAAGAGTTTTCTCAAACTGTCTCAGATTCTATTAAATCAGCTACAGCAGATTTTTTAGTAGGAGCGGCAGAAATGCTAGGTGCGGCTTTAACTACAGGAAGTGGGCTAAAACAAATACCTGTTATGCTACTCAAAACACTTGGGGGCTTGATGGGCCAGGTTGGTAAAGCAGCAATAGGGATAGGATTAGCTATGAAGGGCATTAAACTTTCATTCGCAAATCCAGCAGGAGCTATTACGGCCGGTATAGCACTTATAGCGGCCTCGGCTGCGTTGGGAGCAGTGGTTTCCCAGATGGGCAAATCAGGCGGGGATGCCCCAGCCCTTGCCGCAGGAGGATTGGCATTCGGTCCAACTCTTGCAATGGTAGGAGACAACCCAATGGCTTCACGTAACCCGGAAGTAATTGCACCCTTAAGCAAACTAACCGGAATGATTGAGAATAATCAAATGAGTGGAGAAGTAGTATTTAGAATTTCAGGCACTGAGCTTGTCGGAGTTCTCCGAAGGGAACAGATGAAAGAAGGGAGAGCTGCATAATGGCCAGAAAATTTCTTAGAATCTTCAATATAAGCCCTTATGCCAGATATGTGTATTACGACACTAATACTCACAGCGTAGGACACCTTGATGATTTCCATCGCAACAAGAGTGCATTTTATTTTTATCATCCTGAGTTTAATCTAGGAATAGATTCAGGAACAGGCCAGTATATAAACGATATATTTTTTATTAATGGCACTGGCAATCCAGACTTCGCAGAGTTGAGGCCAGATAACTATGTTTTAGAGCAATACTGTTTGCCTGGAACAAATACTTTAAGGGTGGTTACCCTAACCGACCCAATAGCCTTTGAAGTAACAAATACCGACACTCCTAATAGTTCAGTTTGTGGATTTACTCCAAATGATGTTAAAATAAACAGCATTACTCAAGCTATTAGTGGCTCAGACACGATTGCGACAATCAATGCGACCGGAACTAATACGCCATTAACTTACTCACTAGATGGAGTAACTTATCAGGTAAGTAATCAGTTTACTATTTCTACAGCAGGCACTTTTATTGCTTATGTAAAAGACAATGAGGGTAATATAGATACGGAATCTTTTATAGTTAGCAACCAGGCATCTTATGGATTAAAATACTATGCTGGCTTTTTAAACGACCTTGGATATTTAGAAGATGTTAATATTTCTGAATTAAGTTATGCCGGTAGCAGCACAGAAGTGCAGTTGGGGGGCACTCCTATAAAAAGAAAAGAAAACTCTTCAGGGGATGAAAAGTATAAAGTTATAAAGGGAGGCGAATGTACTGTTACTTTAATCAGTGATACTAATTATAAATATCTTGATTTATTCACAGCACAGGACAGGAAGTATAGGTTAGATGTTTTAAAAAATAATATTCTAAATTATAGTTTTGCTAATTCTTTGGAAGAATGGATACAGATCTCAACCGGATCAACATGGGTTCAGGAGTCAGGCAAAGCGACAGTTACAAAATCTTCTAATAGCAATTCAAAATATCTTACTCAGGATGGTGATTTCAGGATAGGGGTTACTTATACAATTAGCGCAGATTTGACAAATAGTGAGGTTGGGGCTGCTTACAGGTGCAATATATATATGTATACCACAACTCCAGGGGATGGACAAGGAGCAGCTGGCACAGGTACTATTACTACTGGTACAGCAACTATATCCACTACATTTACCCCTTCAGCGAATTATCCGAAACTCGCAATATATATTGATGCTTTAGGCGGAACGGCAGCTCAAAAAATCACTATTGATAATGTAAAGGTAAGCCATAAAATTTTTACAGGGTTCCTGGCAACCGAGGCATATAGCGAGGATTATATTGCTCCTCCTTATGAGGTTTCAGCCACATTTCTTGATGGGCTAGGGTTATTAAAGAGACGAGATTTTACAAGCCCGACAGATCAGAATTTTAATTCTATTAAATCACAATTAGAGGTAATTAAGATTTGTCTTTTAACTACAGGCTTAGAACTTCCAATTTTCACTTCGATAAGTATATATGAATCATTAATGACCAACCAGACAACATCTGGTGATCCGTTAACTCAGGCATTTGTAAATACCTCAACATTTTATGATAAAGACGGCAATCCGTTAAACTGTTACGATGTGCTTGAGTCTATTCTTATTCCTTATGGGGCAAGGATTTATTTTGAGGACGGGAATTGGTTAATAACCAATATAGACGAAATAAACACCACATATAACAGAAGAAAATATACTGCTTTTGGGGAATTCATTTCAACAGATACATATAATCCTGTCAAGGATATAACCGGGCCTTCAGTCACTCCATATTTTTGCTGGGCATCTACTAAGCCAAGATTAGAGATTAAGCCAGCATATAAAGAAGTTGAGATTGAAACCCCAATTAATCAGGTAACTACTCTAATTAACAATGGTGATTTCGAAACTGAAGGAGATGGAGTGGTATTTGAAGACTGGACGGACACCAGTGGCATTTTAGAGAAAGTAGTTTCAATCTCGGATAGAGACTTAAATAATTTTGCGAGAATATTAGGAGATGGCGAAGGAAGCGGATGGACACAGTATATTAACGCAGCACCTTTCCTGGTTTCAACAGGAGCAACAGGCTTGAAATTAAATCTTAAAATCAGATTCAAGGCTTTTACAAATACTCCAGCAAGCGTGACCTCGGTTCAGTGTAAGTTTATGGTAAAGTTGGGAGCATACTGGATGGATTCGGTAGGAGATTGGCAAAGCACAGAAACCTTTATCACTCCGACAGCTACTGTAAATGTTTTTCAGGATTTAACCATAGATTCAAAAGAACTTAATGCAGGCGGAGGATTGGAATTTAGGATTTACCAAGGCAAGTGTTTAAATCTTGGGTTTGATCTGGATTGGGTGGACGTTGAGTATGTGGACATAAAATATGTTCAGAGCAATCAGAAAATAGAGGAAAAGAAAACCATAAAGATTAAGAACGAAGGGAGTTATGTTTTTAAACCCAATGTTTTAAAATCTACTTTTTCGGATTTCCCAGAATATACAAACGCATCGGCTTTTATAAGAAATGTTATTTATACTTCTGCTAATGGATCAACTTTAAGCACTACCTGGAAGCGATCAGGCATAACAGAGTCAAGGTATATTTTGGATCTCTTGGCAGAAAGGATTTTAAATAATCATGAATCTCCAGGACAGGTTTTATCCGGCACACTTTATGGAGAGATGAGATTTTCAAACGTGATTACCGATGAAGCAAATAACCCAGGGAAAAAGTTTTTAATTAACTCGATGGAGGTTGATGAGAAAAAATGTCTTTATCAGGTTGAGTTGGTAGAATTAGTAACCGTTACTGACAGTACGCCATATAGGCTAACAGAAGATGGGGATAAGAGAATTTTAGAAGGGGCTCCATTTGGCTCAAATGAAGAGTATAGAATTTTAGAAGGATGAGCAAGAAGATAACAGATTTTACAGAACTAACAGCTATTGCTGACGATGATTATTTAGAAATCGTAGACGCAAGCGAGGCCTCTTTGTCTTTAAAGAATAAGAAGGTTTCTTGGCTAACTATTAAAACTTCATTAGGGGTTACGTCTTCATCAAATTTTGATGAATGGGATGATGGATTCGAATATCAGGGTGGAACTACATATTATGTTTATTGGGAAAATAATATTTGGCAATTCATTAGCCCTGACGATGAAACTAATGTTGAGCCAGGAACAGATGATTTAGTTTGGGTACTTGCATCTTCAGGCTTATTTGCACACGAAAGAAATAAAGATCAATATTTGGATTTTGGAGGGGCTAATCAAGTTGCTGTTGCAGATGTTTTCCTAAAGACCGGAGCAAGAGCCATGACTGGGAATGCAACTTTCGGGAATAATCTTGGAATAGACTCAGCAACCTCTGGACATACTTTGAATATTGCAGCTACCAATGCCAGCACTATTAATATAGGTAGATCAGGAGCAACTGTTAATATTTTAGGAACTACTAATTACATACAGGTAACCAATACTCAAATAGCGGATAAATTAATCACTATTAACAAGGGTGGCGCAGCTTCATCGGCAGGAGGCACTGGCATTGAAATAGAAGAGAATGGAACTATTACAGGGTATATAAAAACCAACTCAGGGAGAACAGGCTATGAAATGCTTGCTCCTGCGAGTGCTGATTTTCTCACTTTTGTATTAGGAGGAAGCGGAGCTACAATAAAAGCTAATGAAGAATCAGGAAACGATTACAGCCTACTTTTAAGTGCCGATGGAACAGACGGAGAAGTGCATTTAAACTCAACATCTAACAGAGCGCTTAAAGATGGAAGGCTGCAAAGCAATGCTTTATTAGTAGCAGGTACTTCAGGTAATGGGTATTTAACTTTTTCTGCTCAATCGTCTGACCCTTCAGTGGCAACCGATTTATATATTTTTGCAAACTCAAATGACCATCTATCCTGGAAACTACAGGACAATGATTTTACAAGAACTTTAGCAGGCACATTAACGGCAAACAGGATTTATACCCTTCCAGATAAAGCAATAACTTTTGCAGGAATTAATAACGAGACATTCACAGGCACTACTAACTTCGGGGCCACTGTTACTTTATTAGATACCACACAAAAAACCGCACTTGATGTAAGTTCCTCTAACGTAGTAAGATTGGGTAATGGATTTACCACATTAATTTTCGGTTCTGGAAGTAGTAATCTTTCCCTGGTTTTAAACAGTTCTACTACGGCATTTTCTTCCGATGGTCCAGTTAGTTGGAGTATTACAGGGTCTATATCGACTGCCTTTGCAATTAATAGAAATAATTCTACTTCGGCTGCTACTAATTTCATTGGGTTAAATGTATTTGGGACTTATGCGCCAACCGCTTCCGGAGTTGGAACATATAAAGGAATAAATTTATCCAATTTCACCATTAATCAAACTGGCACATCCAATCAGACCATTACCATGATTGATGTAATCCCAACACTCACAAGAGTTCAAGGCACTATGTATGGAATTAGGTTGGGATTAGGCGCAGCACCTACGGGAGGCGGTACTACTTGGAATATTTTTGCAGATGGGACAGCGCTAAGCCATTTTAATCATTCTGTTTTAATAGGAGGAACAACGAGCGATTCCACGGC